TTTTCTCCGGTTGTTACAAGTTCTAATTTTAAATCTGATGAATAACTTGATGCCATAATTTATTTTTTAACTTGGATCTATTGGTGTCCAAACCATATTAACTCCAGGTACAATATTTTCCCATGTTATAACGTTCGGGTCTCCAGCATCTATTTCTACTTGAGATCCGGTTACATTTACTAACGCTGTTCCAGTCACTGTAACATTTCCTGTTGAAAGTGTCAATGCGTTTCCAGTAACAGAAGTATTAGAATCTGCTGTAACTGTAACAGTTCCTATGCTTAATGAAGTTGCATTACCGGTAACACTAAAGTTAGCATCTGCTGTAATTGTAACAGTTCCTGTACCTAAAATTACTTGAGACCCTGTAGGATCTTCAATAATAGAATCTGCTGTAATTCCAGCGCTACCAATACTAATAGATAATGTATTACCTGTTACTTGAATTGTTACATCATTATCATCATCGACCGTTGAGAAGGGTCGTTCGGCAAATGAGGCAAATCCGAAGAGCATAGGTTAACTTTCCAGTGCTTCTATTCTAGTTTTTAAACTATCGTTTTGTGTTTTAAGTTCTTTAATTGCATTAACTAATACTGGTACTAAATAAGCACTTGTTAATTTTAAATTATCTGTATCACCATTATCAACAAGAACAGGATTATCTCCTTCTAAAGCTAAAATTTCTTGTGCTTTAAATCCATATCTAGTTACTCCAGTTGGAGTGTCATTTTCTCTTGATGTTTTAAATCTATATTTAATTGGTGTTATTTGATTAACAAAATCTAATCCATGAGGAACAGTTTCAATATTAGTTTTATCTCTTAAATCAGAAGTTACTGTCCAATCAATTTTTATATATGCAGTATCTGAACTGTGATTACCCATTGCAATTTTATTTGTTTCACTTGAGGAGAAATTAGCCATAGCATCAGTACCAGAATTGTGTCCAATAGCTATGTTATTACTTCCTGTTGTTAAATTACCTAAAGCAAAACCTCCAACAGATACATTTAGTTCACCTGTTGTAACTTGTCGTAAAGCACTTTTTCCAAAACCATTATTATAACAACCTGTTGTATTTACTAATAAAGCATCTTTACCTGCTGCTACATTGTTATTACCTGTTGTGTTAGTACATAAAGCATTTGAACCAACTGCTGTGTTAGGTGTACCTGTTGTGTTTAATTTTAAAGCAAAAGCACCAACAGCCACATTATCATTTGCTGTAGTATTAGTTGCTAAAGCACCCCCACCTACTACTACATTACAATCTCCTGTTGTATTAAGACAACCAGCTCTTGAGCCTATAACGACATTACAACAACCTGTTGTGTTTGTAGGTAAAGAACATCTACCAATAGATACATTTCTTATTCCTGTTGTATTAGCTTTTAAAGATTCAAAACCAACTGCAGTATTTTCATTTGCTGTTGTGTTAGTTGCTAAAGCATCAACACCTAATGCTGTATTATTAGCACCTGTTGTGTTAGCAAACATAGCACCAGCACCACCTGCTGTATTAGAACCACCTGTGTTAGTTGTCAAAACGCTATTTCCAACAGCAGTATTACTTGAAGATGTTGTATTAAGTTTTAAAGCATCTTTACCAAGTGCTGAGTTATTATTTCCAGTTGTGTTAGTACATAAAGCATTTGAACCAACTGCTGCATTACCAGTACCTGTTAAGTTAGCAAATAAAGAACAACCACCTACTGCTGTATTATTAGAAGCTGTTGTGTTAGTGAATAAACTATTCATACCTACTGCTGTGTTAGATGAGCCTGTTGTAGTACGTACTAAAGCAGTTTTACCAACTGCAGTATTTTCACTTCCTGTTGTGCTATCACCCAATGCTATAAAACCTACTGCTGTGTTGTTATCTCCAGTTGTAAGAGAGCAAAATGCTTGTACGCCAACTCCAGTATTTCCGTCAGCAGAAGATAAAGTTCCTGTTGTATCTGTACCTACTAATAAACTGTTTGTAAAATTTGTTCCACCTTCTTTAAAAGTTACTCCACCTGCTGCATCTTCAAAAACTGGAGGTGCACCTGCACCTGCTGAAGTTAATACTTGGCCATCATTACCTGTTGCTACTGCTACAGGATTACCTGAAGCATCATAAGAAATAATATTTCCGTCTGTACCTGGGGCCATTTTTGCTAAAGTCACAGCATCCGCTGTAATATTAGCCGTTACGACAGAATCTGCAGTTACAAGTTTTGAATCCTTTATACTTAATCCATCAACCGTAACTCCATTAGCTGAAGTAACTTCATTTATTGTATCAACTTTTAAAATTGACGACATGAGTTAAACCTTTAAATTTTTAATTAAGCTGTGTAAGCTTTACCGGCAGTGATAGCAGCATTAGTCGCTGTCATATCTTCTGTAGTCCAGTAATCTTTAGCAACCATTAACTCTAGATGTTCAACGTTTCTGTCTACAGCTGATTGTTTATCTGCTGCTTCTTCATCAATCATTGAAGTACCTGCAATGATACCATTGATTAATTCAACGCTGTGGCCCATGGCCGTATAATCTTGAGCTATTTCTTCTACTGTTTTATCCATATTATATCCTTGTTATTTAGTTGCACATGCAACGGGTTTAAGTTTACCAAAATTCCTGTAAGAATCAAGAATTAACTTGGGTTCTACCATATTATTACGTGGATCTCCATCATTATATTTGGATTCATCCCACTCATTTCCCATATGAAATTGTAAGTTTTTATTATGAGAATAGCCAAATTGTGTCCAACGAGTGCTTCCCCAAATAACAACACCAGCTTTCTTTGCTGATGGTGAGAAGTGTTGTAAGCAACTATCAATAGCTACAAACCCTTCCGCATCTTTCAACATTTCATGTAAGTGTGTCCAGTGTAAATCACATCTAATTGTACCATTATAATGTGGCTCATTAGGTAAAACGCAGTTGATAATAGTAGTATCAGGATACTCTTCTCTCAACATATTGACTACTTGTTGAGCAAGGTAGGGTTGATAGTTTCTATTTGGATTAATGTTTGTGTATTGGTTACCGGGATTAAAACCAGCTTGAGGTTGACCACCAGAGAATTGTATCATGATGTATTTACCAATCTCATTCTTAGTCAGCCATTCTTTGACACTATCTTTATGATGATCGGTATAAATCTTAGGGACCATAGAGGGTGTATATTCAACACCATGATGTTCACAGTAGCTTTCAATTATATGTTGTTTACCAAATTGAAAATTAGATTTGTAAGGCTCACAATAAAAGATATTGTTTGATGCCATGATCCTTGGATCTGTTAAATGTAGTGTTTGTTCTAATACTAATTTAACATCTGGGTTACTTGCAAAGCAACCAATGTAAGGTGTGTATATTTGCACATCTCCTTTTTCTTTTAGCTTTGGTATCAATGCACTAAACGTAGTACATTTACCAACGCCTCCTTCTACGACATATGTATTTAACATTCTCTTCTCTCTTTCTTTATTTGTTTTTTAATAATTCTATTTCTGCTTTTAATTCTTTGATTGCATTGACTAATACTGGAACTAATGCTTCTCCATTATATTTTAAAGCATCTTCATTTTCATTATCAATAATAATTGGATTATCACCTTCTAAAGCTAAAATGTCTTGTGCTTTAAAACCATATCTTGCACTACCATGAGGTGTGTCATCTTCTCTAGATTTCTTAAAATTAAATTTATATGGCTCTAATTGATTAACAAAATCTAAACCATGAGGAACAGATTCAAAATTCATTTTATCTCTAGCATCTGAAGTTACCGTCCAAGCAACTTTTACATAAGCATTAGTAATTGCATTATGACCAAATGCTCCTCTATTACTATTACTACCACTAATATTAACCATACCGTCTGCACCAGAAGCTATTCCTATTGCTACATTACCACTTCCTGTAGTAAGATCAGCCATAGCTTCAGCACCAATTCCTGTATTAGTAGCACCTGTTGTAACGTTCAATATAGCACATCTTCCAATTGCAGTATTACTTCCACCTGTCGTTAAATCTTGAGCTGCTAATTGACCTATTGCTGTGTTACTTCCACCTGTTGTGTTAGTTTCTAAAGCATTTTGACCAATTGCTACATTAGAAGCACCTGTTGTATTAGCTAACATAGCATCTTTACCTACCGCTGTATTATTAGAACCTGAAGTATTTGCTGTCATAGCTTTATAACCAACTGCAGTATTATCAGCAACAGTAGTCATAGTGCTTAATGCCAGATAACCCATTGCCGTATTTCTATCTCCTGTTGTGTTTGATTTTAAAGCACAAAAACCTACTGCTGTATTGTCGGTACCTGTAGTGTTAGATAATAAAGCACTTGCACCTATTGCTACAATTTCATTAGCTGTTGTGTTAGCATTTAAAGCTAATTGACCAACTGCTACATTGTTAGCACCAGTAGTGTTAGAACTTAAAGAGGAATATCCAACTGCAATATTACAATCTGCTGTTGTGTTAGAACCTAATGCTGAATAACCAAGTGCTGTATTGTAATCTCCTGTAGTATTGCTACACAATGAAAATTGACCTAATGCTATATTTCTAAAACCTTCTGTATTTGCTTTCATTGAGCATTGACCTATAGATATATTTCCATAACCTGTTGTGTTTGCACACAATGATCTGTGACCTACTGCTACATTTAAAGTTCCTGTTGTGTTTGCTTTCATAGCACACTCACCTAATGCAGTATTACCACTAGCTGTCGTATTAGTACACATTGCACCAGTACCAACTGCAACATTTTCACCACCTGTTGTGTTAGCTGCTAAAGCTGTAGCACCAATTGCAACATTAGTTGCACCTGTTGTGTTTGATTCTAAAGAATCAGTACCAACTGCTGTGTTATTAGCTGCTGTAGTGTTGGATTGTAAAGTATCTTTTCCAATTGCTGTGTTATTTACTCCTGTTGTGTTAGCTGTTAATGCATTTTGACCTAAGCCTGTGTTACATGAACCACTAGTATTACTAGCCATAGAGTAAAAACCTAATGCTGTATTATTAGAAGCTGTATTTGCAAATAAAGATTGGTCGCCAATTGCTGTATTAGAATTACCTGAAACGTTAGTATCTAAAGCATGTCTACCGATTGCTACATTTCTTGAACCTGTTGTGTTAGCATTTAAAGAACAAGCACCATATGCTGTATTTTGTTCTCCTGTTGTATTAGCTTTTAAAGAATCAAAACCAACTGTTGTATTAAGATCACCAGTTGTAAGTGCAGCTAATACCCCTAAACCTACTCCAGTATTTCCGTCAGCAGCATTTAAAGTACCTGTTGAAGAAGTACCTACTAATAAACTGTTTGTAAAATTTGTTCCACCTTGTTTAGCTAATAAATCTGAATTTAAAGTAACATCACCTGATGTTCCACCACCTGATAAACCTGTACCGGCTACAACTGAAGAAATATCTCCAACTAATGCCGCACCGTTATTCTGTAATGTCCCAACTATATTTGTAGTATCGCCACTATCGCCTATCGTTAAGGTAGTACCGGATCGTGGGCTTACTTTATTTACTTTAACTTCACTCATTTTCTAATACCTCTATTCTAGCTTTAAGTTCTTTAATTGCATTAACTAATACTGGTATTAAATGAGCATTAGTTATTTTTAATATATCATCTTGTTTATTATTAATAATAACTGGATTATCTCCTTCAAGTTTAAGTATGTCTTGCGCTCCAAATCCATATTTTATATCTCCTTGTGGAGTGTCATCTTCTCTTGATTTTTTAAATTTGTATTTAATTGGATTTAAACTATTAACAAAATCTAAACCATGAGGTACATCTTCAATTTGTGTTTTATCTCTTAAATCTGAAGTTACTGTCCAATCAATTTTAATATAAGCATTTGCGCTGGTATTATTTCCTATTACAATATTATTACTACCAGTTGTAACTGTTGCTGGAGAGCCTGTTCTACCAGCGATATGACCTAAAAAAGTATTGTTACTTCCTGTTGTTAATTGACAACCAGCGGCAACACCTATGGCTGTATTAAAATCTCCTGTAGTTCCACATTTAGCAGCTTCATAACCGAAGGCAGTATTTTCATCACCAGTTGTGTTTTTACAATAAGCATTAAAACCAACTGCTGTGTTATACGAAGCTGTTGTTTGATTATTTAAAGCATTTTGTCCAACTGCTGTGTTCTGAAAACCTGTTGTGTTAGTTATTAAAGAATCAACACCTACTGCTGTATTACTTGCACCTGTTGTGTTTTTTCTTAAAGCACTATGACCTATTGCTACAAGACCTGTAGCTGTTGTATGGTCTCTACCAGCATCTTTACCTACTGCTGTATTGTAACTACCTGTTGTAACATGACCTAAAGTATTTACACCTATTGCTGTATTTTCTGTTCCTGTTGTACTTTCATCTAAAGCTAAAGAACCCATAGCCACATTAGCTGCACCTGTTGTATTAGCTGTTAAAGCATTTTTACCTACTGCTGTGTTATCAGAACCTGTTGTGTTTGTATCTAAAGCTGAAGCACCAACTGCTGTATTGTCTGATGCTGTTGTGTTAGCATACAAAGCACCTGAACCTATTGCTGTGTTAGAAGCTCCTGTTGTATTAGTATTTAAAGTAGCTGAACCTACACCTGTATTACCTCCACCTGTTGTATTATTTTGTGCCGCTTGAAAACCTATTGCTGTAAGATTGTCTGCTGTTGTATTATCTTTTCCAGCTTCAAAACCTACTGCTACATTTTTAAAAGCATCTGTGTTAGATTGTAAAGCAGATGTACCCACTGCCACATTTTGACAACCTGTTGTGTTAGCATTTAAAGATAGATGACCAACTGCTGTATTATTATCTGCTGTTGTGTTGCCACTTAAAGCACTATTACCTACTGCTGTGTTAAAATCTCCTGTTGTATTAGCATCTAAAGTACTTCTACCGATTGAAACATTACATATACCTGTTGTATTAACAGCTAAAGAATTATAACCCATTGAAGTGTTTCTACAACCAGTTATGTTCAGGCACAAAGAACCAAAACCTACTGCTGTATTTTGTGCACCTGTTGTGTTAGGTGCTAAGGCTTTATAACCAACTGCTGTGTTACTTGTACCTGTTGTGTTAGCACAAAGTGAATCTGTACCAACTGCTGTGTTATTTGCTGCTGTTGTATTAGCTCTTAAAGAATTTCTACCAATTCCTACATTAGAAGCACCTGTTGTATTACCAGCAACTGAGAACATACCCATTGCTGTGTTACTACAAGCTGTAGTATTAGAATCTAATGCACCTTGACCAACTGCTGTGTTATAACAACCACTTGTATTAGCTGTTAAAGCATTTGTACCTATAGCTGTATTTTCATTACCTGAAGTTAAAGAATCTAATGCCGTATTTCCTAAAGCTACGTTATTTGTTCCTGTTGGATAATTTCCGTCTAATTTTACTGTACCGCCGTCAACGGCCAACGCACCTGTAAGAGTTAATCCTCCACCTGGAGCTAAACTTACACCTGAAGGAACGACAACTGTATCTCCTGAAGTACCAAGAGTTAACGTTGTTCCTGATTGCGGATCTATTTGATCGACTTCTAATTTACTCATTATACAATTACCAATGTTCCTGTTACGGTTACTGTTGCTTCAAGAGTTATGGGTCCCGCAAGAACTGCACTTTCAATTGTTAAAATATTGTCTATAACTTCGGCGTGAGTGTATATCTCCTGAGAACCAGGATTGTTTCCTATATATATTCCGCTTGTGTATGCGTCACTCATAATTAATTCCTTTGTTATTAAGCACTAATTGCATCTACAACACTAACATATACGTCTGCAGCATTTGCAGCACTTGCTTGTACTTTTAATATGTCAGAACTTTGCATTACAAATTTTGCACCCCCTTGTATAAGTTCGATAGAACTTGCTGGTGGAATACTTAAATCTTTTACTATGTATCTTGTAGCAGAACCTCCAACAGAAATCCAAACGGATATTGTAATTGCTGCAGTTAATATATTTGCAATCCTAATACCAATTACGGCATCATTAGAATTTGATGTAAATATAGTTCCTGCACTATTAGTTGCTTGTACTGCGTGTCTTGTAAAATCTTGTGCCATATTTAATCCTTATATTATAATGCTATCGCCATTGCAACAGCAAAACCTGCTGAAGCACCTGCTGTCCCATTTGATGCGGAAGTAATTCTTCCTTTAGCATCTACTGTTATACTTGCTAATGTATAATTAGTTGCTGTAACTCCAGAGTTTGCTAGGGTTAATGCTCCATTAGCTACTATTGTTGCATCTCCCGACATAGCTATTTCTTGATAACTTGTACCATCTGCAATTAAAACTTTACCTGACGTTACATCTGGCATTTTTAATAATGCACCTACAGTTAAATCTGCTTGTAAACTTACATTATTACTTGCATCTTCAAACACAGCTTTACTTGCCGGTAGTGTACAAAATATATCTTTAGTTCCTGAAGTAAAACTAACCGCACTATCAGAATTAGAACTGGAGATAACTGTAGTTCTAGTTAATGTAGTACTGTCTCCGTTTAAAGTTCCAAGTCCTACTTCAAATTCAGCTGTTCCCCCATTAAATATTCCGTAGTAAGTTGTATTACTATTTCCTATTCCTTGAGCGAACGTTTCAAAACCAGTTACAGAAGAAGCAAAAGTCATTGCTCCCGTACCTGTTGTAGTACTTGTTTGTTTTACTCTGTCGTTTAAAACTAAAGCCATTTATTTTTTCCTTACGCCATGCTTATAATAGCATTGGCCGGTGTTGATGGATTCGGGAATGAAATTGTAAACGTACCATTAGTAGCAGTTTTATTTCCTCCAAAATCTAACACTACACATAATCTACCCGCTGTACCGTCAACAGTTGTTGTATTGTAAATAGCTCCGAACGCTGCTGTAAAAGTAGCTGAGCTCCAACTTGCATCTGCAAAATCAACTGAAGCAACTGCAGTACCTGAAGCTACTGCTTGTGATCCTAAAGCTTCTCCTGCTGCAACATAATTACTTGAGTTAGCTGAACTAACTTCATTAGTTGTTAGATAAACAGTACTTGAAGTACTGTAGGGATTTGATGTGTATAATGCTATTTTAAAAGCGTTTCCTCCGTTTGCAAAATCGTGTTGCGCTGAGAGTAATGCACCTCTAAAACTAAAAGGTATTATATTTGCCATATTATTTTATCTCCTTAGTAACTTAAAATTCCGATGGAAAAGGTGATTTAAGAGGTGTACGAATAACTCCATCTTGATATTCGTCCCTACGTCTACGACCTTGTTGTTCGATCGCGTACGTTTGTAAAGCATCAGCTGCAGACTGTGTGTATAATTGTAACATTTCCGCAGGACCTTTTAAGTAACCATATGTGTTTACCAGAGTTGTATATAAAAGCAAGTCTTGATATTTATTAGATAAATAAGTTCCATCTAAAGCAGGAGAGCTATTATTAACAACTGTAGTATCTGTTATACTTTTAGGTTGTTTAATATAGGCTAAAGTTACAGAAAATTGAGCATTTGGCGTGGGGGATACGACCCAAAAATTAGAATCCCAATTACCATAATATTTAGGAATTCCAGAAGCTGTGTTAGGAGTATTATAATATTCTGTCATAAAAGAAGTATCTTTTCTTTCTAAAAAAGTTTGTTCTCCTGCAGCATTAGTTAATTGTGCATATCTTATAATTCTTAAATCATCTGGAATAGTTACATATCTGTTTCCACTTGCTAAAGTTGAAGTTGCATAAAATCTATTATCATCATTATCTGCAGATCTATAAATTTTATTTTCTGCATTTTTAATAATAGTTTCTAAAACAGAATCCGTTAAAACTTTTGGTGTTTTATTAGGATCATTATCTACTTCTGTGTAGCTTCTAATATCTGTTTGTAAATTTGCTAAAGTGTATGCCATAATTAAGCTCTATCATTAACGGGTCCAACTGTACACTGAAAACCGCCTCCTATTTCTGTTGATGTTGAATTTTGAATCATGGTAACAGTAAATCTATTATATTGGTCTATAGTAGGCGGTTGTGCACCTGTCACAACAGTATCTGGATCTATAGAAGCAGCTCGTGCTCCAAAAACTTTAGCACCCGCTAAATGAGAACTTGCAGTAGTATTAGAAAAAGTTGTTCCTCTAAAACGAGCAGCAGTTCCACGAACACAATTATTTAAAGTTACTACACCTGTACCTACATTAATACTTACACTTTGATAATAAACAACTTCATTTTCATATAAACCTGTTTCACTATTTATTTTTTCAATTACTATATAACTAATTGGTTCTAAATAAAAACTACCATCTCCAGCAGATAAAGTAATTGAAGTGTCTGTAGCAGAAATATTTGCATTAAGTGTTGAAGATAATTCTATTTGTTCTATTGATCTAGCACCAACAGGAGTTTTAACACCTTGAAATCTTACATAGTTTAATTCTCCTCCTTGAGCTTCTGTAGAGTAGTCAGGGAAACTTACAGTCATTATCTTATTTCCGTTTGTTATAGAAAAAGGATTATTAGGTAAAAAATCAGGAGTTGGAAATTCTGTTCTTGCTGGTCGTGCATGAGGTAAAGCCTGGGGATCTGCTCCATGAGGTCTTGGACTTACTTGAGCTGATTTAGGTTCATACTCAGAAGTATGTACTCTTGCTCCCGTCCACTCTACTACCATTTCTCTGTAAGGAAAAGCTAGTCCAGATCTATCCGAAATAAACTGTGAATGTTTTCCTCTTGCAAATTGTGACATTAAGATCCTGGGTAATAAGTTTTAGGTGTGATGTAACTACTAGAAGGTGAACCATCTTCTTGTAAAGCTCTTTGAAGTTCATCTTCATATAATGCTTTTAATTGTTGTACACGCTCCAGGGCCCATTTTTGAGCAAGATAAAAAGCTAATCCTGAAACCATACACGGTACAAATCTATAAGGTAGATCTCCAACATTTGTGTAATCTCCAGCGTTAGTAATTCTTTTTATAAAATTTATATAAACAAAATTGCTTGCTGTTGTTGAACTGGGTGTAGGGTAAATTGTAACTGTAGTTTTATCAATTAATCTTTGAACCCAATATTGAGACGGAGTTCCTTGAGAGTTTTTATTTGAAAAAGAAGTGTATGTAGATCTATCTACTTTAGTTAATGGGGAATCAGCTTGACTACTTGTATCAAAATCTGCTCTATAACTAGCTTCTAATACATCAGCTAATCCGTATGTAGCAGTACCTGTTGTACCTCCTGCAGTAACAGCACTTGTACCGTCAGCAGCAGTCCTGTAAAAAATATATTCTGCTTGACCTTGTACTAAATTGATATTTGTATTTCCAACAGTCCAGTAATGAAGTCCTCTATTACCCCATTCTTGAAATAATATATTTAAAGTTCTTCTAGCTGATTTTAATTGATGCCCTGTAATACTTTGAACACCACATCTCTCATAAGCTTCTTCAATTACTTCATCAATTGAAAAGGTAGATTCGAAATTGGCTGTTGTTGAAATTGCCATTTAAAACTCCTACGCTCCGGTAATTGTTACTGTAACGCTTCCGCCTGCTCCTGCTAAATTGTAAACAATACCATTTTCAAATAAAATACCTGCACCTGGAACATAAACTTCTAAACCTTCTGTTCCAAATTTATAAGTAGCTTTTAAATTACCCGCCGCTGCTGCTCCTGCAGTTGCTGCATCATAAATAAGTAAAGTAGAAGCCGCTATTCCATATCCTTGAATAGAAGTAATTCTAGCTCTACCTGCTCTAGATAAAGTATCTGCACCTATTACTGCCATGTTTAATGTTGTTTGATCTGACTCCATATTTTTTCTCCTTAAATTTTATATGTGGGGCCGAAACCCCACATTAATTAATTATTGTGTGTCAGCACTCGAGTCAATTCCTAAAATTTTAAGAACGAGAGTTGTTACAGCTGGCGCACCACCTGCTCCATGTCCTGGATCTCCAGATAACACAAGTTCAACTTCATCTCCAACTAAACCTGCTACTCCTGGTGTAAATCCAGTAAGACCTAAAATACCATTACATCCTACGAAACCTTTCCAACCAGTTGAATTGGTTGCAATAGCAATTCCGTCAACATATCCATCAGTGTTAGCGTCTGTTCCAATGTCAACTAAGTTAACGTTGTTTGCAGAAGCCACTGTAACTACAATACCAATTGCCATTGGAATAAAGTTTGTTGGAATCTGGATAGATGTTTCTTTTCCAGTAGTTGCTCCATTCGCAACTGTGATAGTTGCTGTGAACTCTTTTAAGCTCATTGTAGATGTAACTGCACCTGTAACTGTACTTTTATCAATTATTTCAAAACCGTTTTCTGATCGTACCGGTCCTGTAAATGTAGTATTTGCCATATTAATATCCTCCTAGATATCTGAATACTGTCCCTAGGGGTGTCGACTATACGCGTCAGCATTCATTATTTTTTATAAATATATAGTGAGTAATTTGTATACTATTTTTGAATAGAGTGCAAGAGATCCTACAGTGTGGAGTGGAATTTTCCAACGATGTAGCTTTTGCTTAAGTAGCTACAGAAACTTGTGGAGCAGCGCCTTCAACGCTATTTTTTAAGTGAGCAATTCTAGCTTCTTCAAGCTTGATGTCAGTAATGACTCTTTTAACTTTGTCATCTATTCTAACCATCTCAAGAGTGTATCTGTTATTATCCAGATGCTCCTGTTGCCACTTCAACTCCAAGGACCATTTTTGTTTGTACAGGTCTTGTATCATTAATAACCTCCTCAAAAGTTATTCTATTTAATCCCGCATGATAACTATCTCCGAGATTTTCCCAAATTATACTTTTTTCTCCCAGCTTGTCAAGTATTAATTTTTCAATACTTTCAGGAGTATCTAACTCATGTTCTATTTCAAATTTTGCATGATGGTTGTAGGCCCAGATATTAATTCGAGTTTTTTTCATATTATTACTTTCTTATTTAAATGTGGCCGAACTATGTCCGGCCACAAAAGTTTTATTGATTACGCACCCTCACAACCGAAGATACCTCTAGGGTCTGATACACCAAACGCGTATCTTTCTCTAGCTTTGTATCTAACGTTGCCAGTGTCAAAATCACCTTCCATTGCAGTAGTTAGAGGCGCTCTATTGAAATATTTCATTCCATTAGGCACGTCAGTCATAATGTACCATGCATCAGAATCAGTTAGGTAGTTGTTCACTCTGTATCCTTGAGGAATCATACCCATTGATGCTATTGCATTGATGTCATTATCAGCTGTTCCAGTTCTACCTGCAGACTTCATCAGTCTTTCAGCGTTGAATTGGTTCTCTGAAGGAATGATCATTTTCACTCCTCTTGCTGCAACTTTAAGACCTCTTTCATCAGTCATTTGACCTATATCGATCAATGCTTGTTCTAATGAAGTTTCGTTAAGATCCGCCTGAGTAGCTAGTGTGTTCGAGAACGAACCAGCTATTGTAGGGTGAGTTGTGTTAAACAAAGATACTCCGTCACCAGTATTAAATGTAGCCGTTGAAGGCAGACCATTTATTAAAGGCTCAACAGATTTAACTTGTTTAGCATTACTCATAGATCTTGCTAAAGCTTTTGTATATCTAGACGCTAGTCTGTCATACAAATTATCCTCGATCGCTTCTTCAGTGATCGCGAATGCTAAAGCTACAGTCTCCATAGTGTATCTTGCAGTGAAAGTCTCTTGTGCATCGTCAAACGATATACCTTGACCTTCAGCTTTTGTTTGTGCGTTAGCGAAACCAGATAACATTACTTCCTCTTCGAAAGCTCTGTCAGATGATTCCTCGTTATAAATTTCAGCATGCTGATTTTCATAACGTTTATATTCAAGTCCGAATAGTGCATTCAAACCTGGTTCTAGTTCTTTAACTAGTTGTGCTCTTGATATTGCCATGTTTTTATACTCCTATTAAGCCCAAGTTACTGCACCAGTAAAGTATTGGTTAAGATTGTGAGCAACCACAACGCTTCTAAAAGGTGCGCTTACATCGTTAGATGGGTCCTCTGCTGATCTTACTAATCTCCATTGGTTGTTAGTAATGTGACTTGTACTTATTGTTAATGTTGAACTTGATTGTCCAGATATTTCACTTCCTGCTGCAGTAACAGTTAAACCTACAGTTTTACCGTAGATTGCTTGTGCTGCCGCCGCATCAGTTGCCCCAATGAAAAGTTGATTAGGGTTATCTAGAACAAACGCCGTTATGTCTTCACTATTTGCAGGTGTAATGGGCTGATTGTAAAAATTTGCCCAAGTAGGTTTTTGTGTTGTAGCGGCATTATAAAAAATACCATTTAACACACCTATGCAAGTGTTTGTGATAGCTGCTTGAGCAGTGACTATATATCCAGCAGAACTTTTTACAGCACTACCTTGAAATAAATCAACACCCATAGCTGCATCAATGTAGTATTTGCCTTGACCAGAGGTAGCCGGTGTAGAACCGATTGTACCTGCTGCGATCAAACCAAAACCTTTTGTGTTTGCATTTGCCATGTTGTTTTTTCTCCTTATGAACCTGCCCCTAAGGGCCTCCAGTTCGGTTTATTTTATATCGACAGTCTAAGAATTACTTCTTTGTACCACCGAAGGTTACACGAGTCTGTCTATCAACATTGATAGGCATCCTTTTATCTTGCTCCCTTAAAAGATCTTGATTCACAGCTTCACTTCGGTCTTCATGTTTTCTTGTCATGTAGTCCTGACGCTGTTGCGCGATCTCAACGGGTACCTTTGCAAGTAGAAGGCCACCGACCCCAACCACTCCCTTGTATTTGCCTTCGTCGACAACTGGATAATCATTTGCATTTTCGATTTCTTCGGCACGTACTAACTCATAACCTTCTCTAATACGAGACGTTATGTTTTTAGTGTCTTGAAATCCAACACTCTCTGATCTTATCCATCTATACCTGAATCCATCAGGTGCAGGGGGTGCATCTAGAGAAGATGGTGGAGCCCACACTTTTGGTCTTTCAGAATTTGACCGTGTTTGACTCGCACGAGAAGTTACTTTATTGTCTTTGTCTTTTTCGTTTATCATATGCTTAGTTCTCCTTCGTGAGTTTTAGTTGTTTTGCATAATCTTCTAATGGCACACCTAATTTTTTAGCTATTGCTACCTGTGAAGATGTGAGTCTCACAGTTTGGCGACCAGGTTTTACGCTTCGATTAGCTGAAGCGACCGTCTGAACGGGCGTGGTCGATTGCTTTGTAGTAGTATTACCAAACTTATGACTAAAGTCAACTCTAATTCTCTTGTCAACTTCAATATAATAGTCCTGTGATTGCGGATCAAACCCTTCATTTACAAGATCTTTGTGTATTTCAAAGGCCGTAAATGTCATAGGTCTATCTGTTCCAAACCAAGGATTTCTTGAAGCCCAATCTTCGGCTCTAGGATCTGGTGTTGGTAATTCAGTAGGAGTTGCTTCTGGTAACCTTCCGCCATCAGAAAGTTGTACAGGTTTTTCTTGTTGTACTATTTCTCTGTTTTTTTTAACGTCATTAAGTTTTGCATTTTCAAAAGAAAGTTCAGCTATCTTTTTATTTGCTTCCACTTGAGATTTTGCATCTCCAGCTTCTATCGCCATCGCTAATTCGTTTTGCGCTGCGTCTAGACCTGTTGAAATACTTGACTCAAATTTCTTAACGTATTCGGAATCAGTTTTTTCAAACCTTGTTTCCAATTCTCTTCTTTTAAGTTCTACAGCTTGAGCGTAATCAACAGCAGCTTTTTCTCTTCTTTCTGCTTCTCTCATTTTACGAGTTAATTTCGCAATACGAGATTGAACACCTTGACTATAGTCTTCTAATTTTTCATCTTGTTTTTTTGATTCTTGTTTAGTTTCGATTATTGTTTCTGGTTCTGTTGAAATAGTTTCTTCAACTGTTTCAACTGTTTCCTCTGGTAAAGAAACTTCGGTCTCTGGACCTGAAGTATCTATGTCTACCATTTGTTCATCTTTTGTTATTTTATTTGCTTCTGGCATAGGTCTCCTTTTCTATGGTTAGTATTTATGCAAGATATCCTCTGGATTCTCGATTTTTGCTAGTACTTCATCGTCGTTTAATAGACGAACTTCTCCGCCTTGTATTTGGATTCTTGATCCCGCATAACGCGCGAACATCACCCAATCTTTAACCTTGCACCATGGACCTTCTGGATATCGTTCTTTATCCGAGTAACATTGTGGACCCATAGCTAGTACTAACCCACACTGAGAAGCAACTTGTTGTCTCTCTAATGTATCGTCAGTTATTACTAATCCGCCTTTAGTTTTATCTTTCATTTTAAAAGGTAAAACTAACATACGCCAACCTGTTGGTTGAGGTAATTTTGTTTTCTCTTCGGTTGCTAGATCTTTTTCTTTTTCTGATTTCTTAACACCAATTAATTCATTAGTTGGTGTTAGTATTGTTTGTGCCGATGTCGACAACTGTTCCCGTGTTTTCATTTTGCTCCTTATCGTTTAGCAGGTTAGAGAGTTCCTGTCTGGTTGCCTCTAGGGCTGTTATTTGTCCTATAATATACTTGTATTTTTCCATATTGTCAACACCGCCTGATGTGACACTCATGGATAATTGATCAATTCGGTCTTTTAAATACCTTAATAGTTTATTAATTGTTGTTTCTAATTGCATATCTACTTTCTATTTTTTTGCTATTTTATCTTTATTAGGTCCTTTTTTTATCACATAAGATTGAGTTCCGCTAGCCCCTGTTTCTACTTCTTTTTTCAGGTTTCTAAACAAACTCATCTCAGTAATTTTTTTGTATTTTTCTTTTAAAAAGCTTTCTATAGCTTTAGTGTCTCTCACTAGCAATTCCACTTTCTAAGTGATTTAGATAATCTATCTTCACCAGTATTATTACTAGCTTTTTGTCTTTTTCGCATCCCGGTCATACGCGCGCAGAACGAAGCTCTACGTTTAGCGTCTTTAGAACCTTTTTTTAATTTTGATGGTTTAGTTGTAACTGCTGTTTTAAGCTTTGATCCAGGATTCGCTGCTCTGTAAGATGCAACCCCTTTTTTATTAAGGCCTCCAGATTTGGATTTACCTTCTTTTCTAGTCCAAGCTGCACTAGCCATTACGCTTGGCTTTTTTTAATTGCTTTTGCAGTTGGTGCACCTTTAGCACCTTTAGATCTCATTTTCTCGCCACGTTTTTTTTTCATAGCAATATTGTACCAAAGACCTTTTTTAGCTTTTTTACCATCTTTAGTTGTATGATATTTACTAGCCATTATTTTTCTCCCATAACTGCCATTAAACAAGCAGAACAAGATTTTATAAATCTTGTATGCATGTCGCAGTGATTAACTTTTATTGTAGGTTTCGGTACATCTTCATAAAATTCAAGATGTTCATCTTTGCATTTGCATGCTTTAATATTAAATAAATTGCAAATAAATTTTTTAATAGATTTAAACATTAGTCTTTTAAATCTTTACCTTTTGAAATACCCGATTCAGTAGGTTTTTCTTTTTTTAATCTTTGAGTAAATTTTCTTACTACTTTACCTGTTTCGTCTAGATCATCCATACTTTTTTTCCATCTGTTAGCAGTTGCTCCTGGAATTTTAGCCAGGTCAACTTTATGCTTTGACATTTTATCAGATTTATTTGGTTTAATAGAAGTGATAGTTGGTGATGTTTTAGATTTGCTTTTTTTTAACATTCCAAAACCTTTTTTAGCTATTCCAAATATAGACATTATTTTTTCTTCTTATCCATGCCCATGTCTTTATTATAAAAACCGTGCATCATTGCTTCTCTGCTAGAAGACGAACCACCTCCCATTAATTTTTTTCTTTTACCTGTTTTTTTGTCCAACATATCTTTAAGTTTTTTTTGTTGTTTTGGAGTAAGTGGAGTTGGTCTTGGAGTTCTAGGAATTTTTTTTGGGATTAATATAGAATTTTTTTTAAACTCTGGAGCATATTTTTTTTTATCTAAAACTTTTTTTTTAGTAGTTTTTGGTGGAGCGTTACTTGCACTTATAGTTGCATTTCTTAAAACCTTAACTAATTTTTTTTTATTAAAATTTCGCATTATTTTTTTCCTCTTGATTTAAAAGCGTCAATAAATTTTTTTCCAATATCTTTTGTTTTTTTAGGCAATGGATTTTTTTTAATTTGTTTACCTAATTTTTTTAAAACTTTTGCTATTCCACCAACAGCTAAAGCTTGTCTAGCGTTTGTAGTTTGTTTATTAAAGTTTCTATTTGACATAATTATTTTCCTTTTATCAGATTTGTTGCTTTAAGTCCATAGACGCTCGCGATGACCCCTACAAAAATTGTTTGGTACCATAATGGTAAATTTCCAAAGTGCACGAAGAATAACTCCATTTTTTCCATATGTACAGGATTATCTGACCATACTGACCATCCCAACATTACGATGGGGACCGAAAGTAAAAGCAAAATAAATTCGTCTTTCCAATCT